GTTTGACCGTTGGACGCATGTTGCAATCCCAACGTATGAGCATGATGCGCCTAAGTATTCTCAGCTCATCATCGACAAGCAAGGCACGCGGTTATTTGCGTAAATGGTAGGACGTAGTGGTTTCGAACCACCGACCCCCTGCGTGTGAAGCAGGTGCTCTACCCCTGAGCTAACGTCCTATTTAGCGCAACCAACAGCGCAACAGACAAGTTGTATGTTGCACTCAAACCCGCATGGCTTCTAGCTTTCGGGGCCGTTGCCATCACAAAACGAAAAGTAGTGTGAAGGCAACGGTCGTACAGCTCGTCATACGCCATACACAAGGCTTGCAAGGGATGCGCATGGTGTTGTCTGATATTTGCATGGCATCCAACAGCTCAAAACACGCTTAATCAGGCTATTTAGCGCAAGATACAGCGCAGAATTTGACGCCTTGAAACTGCCAAACAAAGCCAACATACATCATGCAGCCTTGAGTTTTTGCAGTGCGCCACGCAGGAATTGCGGCGACATGTGCAGGTAGTTTTTTTCGACGGTGGCAATCGAGTCACCCAGCATCGCGGCAATCTCAGGCATCGACACGCCGGCCTGCGCCATCCTGGTGGCCAACGTGTGGCGGAAGGTGTGAGCCGTGACCTTGAGAAGTTTGTGGCGCTCGCAGAACCGCTCCATCGACTTACGAATCTGGCCGCGGTGGTCAATCACCCAGTCGTTGATTGCCTCAGCCTTTGCGTGCTTGAGCACAACCATCAAGTCGTCGCTGATTGGAATGGTTGGCCGGCGCTTGGTGGTCTGGTTTCGACCCCATGGATTGAGCCGGATGATGCCGTTGTCGAAATCAACCTGCGACCAGGTAAGCGAGCGCAGCGCGTCGGCGCGTGCACCAGTCTCCATGAGCAACCAAAGGTAGCGACTGATTCGCGACATGCGCTCGCCGTCGTCGGGTATCTTGCTCACTCGACGAATCAGGTCCAGCTCGCCAGCGCTCAGCACTCGGTTGCGTGCCGGCGGCTTGGGTGGCAGCGGAATGTAGGACAAGTCCTTGAGGTCCACGCGCAGCTCTTTCGGCTCAACCTTCTTGACCATGAAGTTGAACACGGCACGCATGATGCCCAGCTCTTTACGCACAGTACCGGTCGACACCTTTCGCTTGTTGATGATGCCAGTCAGTCGTTCTTTGGTGAACAGCTCAATGTCAGCTCGTGTGATTTGCGACAGATGACGGTCGCCAAATCGGACAATCAGACACTTTAAAACATGCTCTAGTGTTTCAGGTGAAGACACCGTTGGCCCATGCTGGTCCAGGTACATGCGGCAGGCAGCCGCAAAAGTTTGTGGGGTGTGTGCCAGCACATCATCTTGACGCGCTTTCAACCAACCCTGAAACCTGTCTTGCGCGACTTGTATATCTTCTGTCCGTAGGCTCGTTCTCTGTGAACGGCCTCCGTCCGAGTAGACGACGTACCAAACGCCGGCGGTTTCGACGAGTCGTGGTGGGAGTGCTTTTCTTGCCATGTCATTGTCCTTTCTAAATATGCTTGAACTGATTGCTTTGAAATCAGGATGGGCGCACGCCCTGCACCTGGCAGCCATTGCAGCTCGCCCGCCTGTCTAAGCTGGCGAACGTAGCGACGGCTGCGTCGAAGCAGTGCTGCGACCTCTGACTCAAGCAGTAGGTCCATCTCTTCACTTACCTTCTTGCTCTTGAGCCAGCATGAAAATTTGCATGGCCACCTTCTTTGGCAAACGCATGTTGAGCTTTATCCACATGTAGCCCTCTTCGTTGGGCACATCACGTAGCTCAAACGTCGGCTCTTGTTTGCTGTGTGCTGTCTCGTAGTAGTTAGGCAGCAGCTCTTCTGGTCGCACACCCAGCACGCCGGCCATCTTCTCAAGCGCTTGTGGACTTGGAATAGACCGACCACGCACATAGGTGCTGATTGCATCGCGTGCCAGGTCGCAGTTGCGTGCGAACTCTGATTGGGTCCAACCCTTGTCAGCAATCTTCGTGTACAGACGCTTGGCGAACTCGGCTTTTACTAAGTGCCGGTTGCTCATTGCGTCAGGTTCCTGCGATTTATTGGAGGCAGGTTTGGGCTGTGTCGCGTATTTAGGCATCGTTACTCTCCTGTTAGTGGCATACATCTTGTACATCACATATAGGCGAGTGTACGGCAATCAATGACCCTCACGCAACTATTTTTGTGTGTTTCGTTGACAACTTGTATGCCGCACTTACAATTTCTCGCATGACAACATACAAAAAGACAGAGGTGAACGTCAGGGCGTTCATCAAACACTTCGGCGGTCCAGCAGCCATGCGCTTGCTGTGGGCTAAACACAAATTGGAGTTGACCAAGGGTGCTCAGGATAAGTGGGTTATGCGTGGCGTAGTCCCCACATCGCGCATCCTTGAGGCTGTGCAAGTGGCGCGAGCCATGCGCACTTCTTTCGATTTCAACAACTTTGTAAAAACCAGCCGGAGAAAAGTATGAGTGCGTTAGCTAAAGAACAGCTCAGTGATTTGAACTGGGCCACCGATGTGTTGTCCGGTAGAGGTGATGAGTCTGATTGCTCAGTCGCAGCGACCAACATGTTGTCGTCACTGGCAACGTATGGTGCAACGCAGCAAATCAAACAAGCAGCCAGCATTATGTTGGTCCAGGGTGTAGCGGAGGCCGCATGAAAATTGCCGGAATTGACCCAGGACTGTCTGGTGCTATCTGCGTGTTTGACGTCGACAAAGGCATGCTCACCATACTTGATATGCCGACAGTCGAAGTCAAGTCCGGCAAGACCATGAAGCGCCGGCTCAGCGAGCCAATGCTTGCTGAGCTTCTTCGTCCACATGAGATTGAGCACTGTGTGCTTGAGCAAGTTGGCGCTATGCCAGGTCAAGGCGTCACGTCCATGTTTGCGTTTGGCCAAACCTACGGAGCCATCCGCGGCGTGCTTGCTGGACTGCGAATCCCCATCACGATGGTTACACCACGCAAGTGGACCAGCGACATGAAGGTCAACGGTGGCAAGGATGCCAACCGCCAACGTGCCGCCCAACTCTTTCCCGCCTACGCAGCGTCGTTCTCTCGTGTCAAAGATGACGGACGTGCGGACGCGGCCCTACTGGCTCATTGGCTGGTAACTTTTTCCAAGGAAGTATGAAATGACGACAGACAACATCATCCACATCACGGCACATCAAACACGTCCGTTCTTGATTGTGGACGCGGAGCAACGAAGCGGAGCCTGGTTTGAGGCTCGCCTCTCACGAGTCACCGGCTCGATGGCATCCAACGTGTGGGACAAGACAAAGAAGGGCGAGCGTGTCGCCGGCTGGACCAGCTACCAGGACCAGCTCTTGGCCGAAGCGCTGACTGGTATCAGCGCCGACGACGTGTATGTCACTCGCGACATGCAGCGCGGCATTGAGTTGGAGCCAGTGGCCCGCAATGCGTTGGCCCGCCAGCTTGGTGTTCGCATTCGCGAGACAGGCTTTCTCGCGCACAAGACCATCCGCGCCGGCTCATCGCTGGACGGTGACATTGATGATTTCCGTGCAGTAGTTGAGTTGAAGTGCCCAAAGACAACGACGCACCTTCGCTACATCGAGGCCAACGTGGTCCCTGACACCTATATGGGCCAGGGTTTGCACAACCTGTATGTCAGTGGCGCTGAGGTCTTGTACTTCGGCAGCTTTGACGACCGCTTGCCTCCCCACTTGCAACTCTTCGTGAAAGAAGTGAACGCCAAAGACATGCCGCTTGAGGAATACGAGCGCGACCTGTTGGCATTCACGACTCAGCTTGAAGAGCGCATCCAAGCCCTGGCTCTTGTACCAGGCATTTAAACCAACCAAAAGGGAAACCCATGACGCAACGCATCTATTCAGTGAGCAACACGACCGACGGCTCAACACGCCTGGTCCTCGCAATCAACCCAGCGCAGGCACTTCGCCATGTCGCACAAAACCAATTCGACGTGAAGGTGGCCAGCGCCATGGACGTCGCCAAGTTGGTTGCCGGCGGCGTGGCTGTCGAGCAAATCAAAGAAGCCGCTGCCGAGGCAGCAACAACAGAAGCAAACCAGGAGTAATTCATGTCTGAGCAATTCACATCCGCAGCCACCGACGTGTCGGAGTTCATCACCGACTTAGACGCCGGCGTGTTCGACCGCAAGTTGTCCATCGCCTTGTCTCAAGTGGCCGCTGCCACCGTGGACCACGACAAGGTGGGCGAAGTCTCCATCAAGTTTTCGTTCAAGAAGATTCCTGGCACAAGCCAAGTCCACGTTGAGCACTCACTCAAGTACAGCAAGCCAACCATGGACGGCAAAGCTGGTGAAGAAGAGAAGCGCAACACACCCATGCACGTGGGCAAGTTCGGCAAGTTGTCTCTGTCGCCTGAAAACCAGCTCGCCATCTTCGACCGCGCTGGCCAACCCGCAACCAACGCGTAAGGAGCAGCAGCATGTTTGACAAAGAAGCTGTAAAGCAACTCCAAGAAAGCACTGGCATTGACCAGGCGCGCGCGGCAGTCCTGTCAGCGTTTGCCACCACCGGAGCAATCGCACTGCCAGAAGACTTCAACGTGCGCGACCTGGAGAACTTCATGCCAACGCGTCGTCGTATGCGTGGCCTGCTGCGAACCAACGTCATCGCTGACTTCGCTACCTACGTGGAAGCGCACAAGGAAGCCGGCGCAAGTGTGTTTGTTTCAGCCGACGCGCTGGACGACATGAGCGCTTGGGCCATCCTCAACATGGGTACGCCGGCAGCGCCTGGCCATGCAGACAACCGCGCAAAGCTGTCGCTCCGCTCGACGGCAGCGTTCACAGCTTTGCGTGGCCACACGTCAGGCTCGTGCATTAGCCAAACCAAGGCAGCCGAGTTCCTAGAGGACTGGGCCGACTGCATCGAGTGCTACAAGGACACAGAGAAAGTGTCTGTGCCAAAGGCCATCTCTGCGTTCCGTCGCATCACCATCGACAGCTACCGCAAGCAAGAAAACAGCGAGCAATCGTTGAGCGCAAGCCGCAGTGCATTCGAGTCTGTGCAAGCAACAAGCGTGGACCCGCTGCCAACGCATATCTATTTCAACTGCATCCCATTCCACGAGCTGAGCAAGCGCACCTTCGTGCTGCGCGTCGGCGTGCAAACCGGCGGTGACAAGCCTGCCATGAACTTGCGCATCGTGAATCGAGAGTAGCACACGGAAGAGATGGCTCAAGAGTTTTCCGGCCTGGTCCGTGACGCCCTCAAGGGTGTGCCGGTCGGCGTTGGCTACTACGAGTCCAAGTAAGGAGAACGATATGGAAAAGCAATACGCAATGGCCGAAGGCCCGCGCACATTGGTTGGCGCGCAGCGCATCGACGAGAACCCTACGGTTGAAGAAAACATCGACCGCAAGATTCATTACTTGCAAGGCGAAATTGCGCGCCTTGAGCAGTCAAAGACCGACCTCGGCCCGCTGCTAAAGATGCGCATACGCGACATTCGCCAAGCAATGGACTACTGACCTTTCATGCAATGCCGCCGGTCATTCCTACCGGCAACGCCAGCCGTCGTTCACGGCTTAAAACCTCTCAAAGGAAATCATCATGCCATTGGCAATCCCTGGTGGTGGCGACAGCCGCCCATTCATCCGCTTTCAAGCATCCGTCAACTCTTGGCAACTGTCCGCGTCGGACGGCAAGCCGGCAGAGTTCCAATTCGACAAGCCCGCCGTGTTCGACATTCAGAATGTCCAGCTTGGTTGGATGCTCTTGGAGACTGGCAACCGCGACTGGCAACCATGGCCAGGCAACGAGCAGCAGCCAAAACCACAAGGCGATTACAAGGCAGGCTTTGATGTTGACGTGTTCAGCACCGCCATGTTCGGTGACGAGCCAGTGCGCAGCTACTCAAGCAACAGCACCGGCAACGTCATGTTCATCCAAGAGCTGTACAACGCCGCCGAGCAGTGCCCTGAGTTTGCCCAGGGCCTCAGCCCAGTGGTCCAGCTCACAGGCAGCAAGGCCATCAAAGTTGGCAAGGGCACAACCCGCATCCCTCAGTTCACCATCGTGAAGTGGATTGCACGCCCTGGCGCTTTTGATGCTGACGGTGGCGAAGCCCCAGCGCCGGCCCCCAAGGCAGCAGCGCCCGCACCAAAGGCGGCAGCCCCAGCCGCTGACTCGGAGTTTTGATTCTTGCCAAGGGACGCCCACTACGGTGGGCTTGCCGCCATCGGGTCCACCTGGTGGCGGCTTTTTTACTGGACTAGCACATGGCCACAGCATTCACCAGTGACTCGATGCAAGAAATGATTGAGTGGATGGACCGTGTGCAGCGCGAAGACGCGCCATGGGCTTACGGCGAAGCGCCGAAAGAGCTACCCCGCCAACCCATACGCGGCAAAGGCGGCAAACCAACAGGCGAATACCTGCCAACAGGCAGAGAAGCCATCAAACAAATGGAGTTACAAATGGGACGAGCAATGACGCCGGCAGGGTCCAACCCACGCGGCAAAGGCACAGAGCTGCCAAGCAGAGTTGACCAGAATGAAGAACTGCGCCGGCAACAACAAGCCAGCGCTGACGCCATCATGGCCCCGCTGGATGCAGTGGCCACGGCCATGGAGCGCAAGTGGGGTGTTGGCCGACTGCAAACACTGGTCGACGAAGAGTGGGCGCTGAAATTCCAATCGGCAGCAACTAAGTTGAACCTGGCCATCGCTGGCATTGACCTCAATGGCATCCGCGAGAAGGCCGAAGTCATGCGCCGTGGATGGGTGAAGCTGGATGAACTGGCCACAGCCGCCGGCCACCAGCCATGGGTACGACCTGACGTTTGGGAGGTGCAGGCCCCCAACGGTACTGTCTATGCAATCGTGCGGACCGACATTGACCAGCGCAACGCTGAGCAAAAGGATGGCGTGGCCACATACACGCTGGCTGAGGTGGCCAAGATTCTGCAAGCCTGGGACGAGGATGGCCAGGTATCAATACTCAAGGCCCAGTTCCCCGACACACGCGTGGTGAAGGCTGGATTTGTCAAACCTGCGGCGATAGCCAAAGTCGATGACCCTTCGTATGGAATTTGAAAAAATCAATTAAAGCTCTAAAACTGTTACCATTTTGTAGGTTATCCTACATTTTGTCGTAACAAATACGACAAATAAACAACAAACCTCAAGGAGTAAACGCATGAATTTAATTGAGTACGCCGAAAGCGAGCTGTCGCGCATTGGCATGGGAGCCGACACAACGGACGAGATGAACAAGGCAATGCACGACCACATCATTACGATGGTGAAGGCATTTTCCGATGAGGGGTACAGCGGCATGAGCGCTGGCTACGCACTAAGCATTCTCAAAAAGGTGCTGGCCTATGAGCCGATTACTCCGCTAACTGGAGAAGACAGTGAGTGGACAGAAGTTGGCGGCGGCGTGTTTCAAAACAAGCGATGCAGCCGCGTATTCAAGCATGCCGACCGCTTCGACGGCCAGGCATACGACATTAACGGCAAGGTATTCGTTGACGAGGGTGGCGCTGCTTACACAAGCTCAGACAGCCGAGTGCCAGTGACATTTCCCTACACGCCCATCACTGAGTATGTGGAGGTATCGAAATGAGCGCGCTCGATATTCAAGTGGCAGGCGACCACTACAAAGGCAAACTCATACAGCCAGTCGAATACATATCGGCCAACAGCCTAAATTTTCTTGAGGGTTGCATCGTCAAGCGCATCACGCGCTGGCGCGATAAGCCTGCGGACCAGCGCTTTCAAGACCTGGAGAAGATTAAGCACGAGGTCGACTTGCTGATTGAGATGGAAACCAAGTATGCGCAAGCGCACCAGGCG